CGATAAAACTGGCGTGGCCTTGGACCTAAAAGGTCGCAGCAACAAATACAAATATCAAACAGCCCTGGATGTGCTCAACGGCGCAGAAATTCCAGACATGCTAGTGGCCACTGAAAATCCTTATCTAGATAAGAATGATTTAATTCCTATCGAACCAATGAAAGAATTGCCGCCGCGTCCGCGTGAAGTGCATGACGCTTATTTGGTCACACAATTCCATAGTCGCACATTCCCACATCCTGATCAGGAATGGAAAGCCAGCGGACAGAAATGTGACGTTGTGTTTCGTAAATATACCAACAATGTGATTACCTATGAGATCTTAGGCCCTATCAGCACTCGTGCAATTGGCACTCGTGTTAACAAGTTCGGCAAAGAAGTGCCAGAAAAGTATGTATGGGTTGATCCTCGCAACGGAGAACAAGTCATACGCACAGAAACAGGAATGTTAACACCATTGGGCACACGATTAAAATCTTACATGCAAAAACAAAAAGTCAATAAAACTACAATTTGGGACGCATGGATCGATCGCGAATTCATTATTAATGGTGGCAGCGAAAGTATTCTAGAAAACCCATGGGGGTAATATGATTCCTAACAGTCATGAACTAGAACGAAATCGTGAACAAGAATTGGCTCGCGAGCTGGGTGTGGACATTCCCACAGCTAGGCAAATGTTGGCCAATAAACAGATACAAGACACACGTATACTGCAAAAAGTCAATCATGCACACCGCGAAGCTTTTTCTTCGAAGTTTCCTGGCCAGGTCGAACACTGTCTTCGCTTGGTCATGGAAAGGTTACAGGCCGGATTAGACAAGCGTGGAAACATTGATGTGTCAGATCCGGCAACATGGAATCTCAGCGCCAGTGAAATACAATATCTGGCTGCGGCAGCAGAACATCTGCAAAAGATCCGAAAGGATTTATAAATGCTGGACCCCGCACTACTAGTTAGGCGGGCATTGCGTTATGTCTGCGATGACCTTAAGTTAGATACCGCTAATCTAACTCATATGAACTTTACTGCCAAACAGCAGCTAGAAGATCTTGTATTAACAGTGCGAGATGACATGGAGTTCAATCAACTAAAATACTTTAGACCATTCGAACATCAACGCCGGTTCTTTAAGACCGGATCATGGCCACGCAGAGGCATCTTGGCTGCTAACCGTATTGGTAAGACAGTGAGCACTTGTTATGAAGTTGCCATGCACGTCACTGGTCTATATCCTGATTGGTGGGAAGGTCATCGATTCGATAAACCTGTAAACGTCATGGTAGCAGGCGAAGGATGGCAACAGGTTGCATTGGTATTGCAAAATGAATTACTGGGCACCAATGATGTTAAATTGACACACGCATTGGGCACAGGTGCTATACCCAGAGACAACATTGTTCTAGACACCATGCGTAACGACGGTGCTAACTGTATTGGCTGTGAAATACGACACAGCAGCGGCAGCAACAGTTATCTATTGTTTGCCAACTACACACAGGAAGTTCGTCAAATGCAGGGTTTCAAATTAAACATTGCAGTATTCGATGAACAGCCGCCCGATGACTTCTTCAGTGAAATTGTAACTAGAACTGCCACAACACAGGGCATGGTCATGTGTTCGTTTACGCCATTAAAAGGTTTAAACGGATTGGTCAGCAAGTTTTGGCACAGAGAAGAAGGCTATGAACATATTCGCGTAAGCTGGGACGACTGTCCTGAATACGATCCATGGGGCGAACCTTTCTTATTAATGGCCACCCGTTTGCAGTTAGAGCGAGATTATCTAGCGCATGAACGTGACGCTCGCCGTAATGGTATGCCGGTCATGGGCAAAGGTGCAGTGTTTCAGATTCGTAATTGGCCCACGTATAAAACCGCAGACTATGACTTTCGTAACACTTATGGGTTACATCGCATTATTGCACTAGACCTAGGCCTAGTCAATGATAAAACTGTGATCAGTTTAATGTATTGGGACCCCAACGAAAGCCAAGCTTGGTTACACACACAGATAGTGGTCAAAGGCACAGAAGAAGCCAATCCAATGAATTACATTCAACACCTTATGAGGCCAGAAGTATTCGGAACGCCTATTGTGTTACCACCGGATGCAGGCACACCGGGCCGTTACACAATGACCAGTTTAAGCATACGTCAATTGTTTGAACAATATGAACTAAATGTTCACCCTGATCCCATCATGAATCCGCCGGACGAACAAGGCCGTCGCAGCAACTATAAAAGTTTTGGCGTAAATATGATGAGGCAAATGCTGGAACTAGGAACTTTACATATCAATGAAAATTGTGTAGAATTCTTAAGAGAAGCACAAAACTATTACGCAGATGAACGGGGACGTTTCAGTGATCCCGATGACTGCATTGATAGTGCTCGTTATGCACTGTTAGGATGTTTAAATGGATACGCCGAAGAATTCAGTGCCAGCACACCAAAAAGAAAATTCGAACAAGCTAAACACAACATGCGAGTTTGGCAAGCTAATCGCTATGCTGAGAAGCCAGTATGGAAAAAGGCCTGGGACTCAGAAAAGGGCAGTGTTGCATAACGCTAAATAATCTATACAAGGTCTATTAATGCCAAAGAAAAAAGTCAATCTTAGTGTGGGACGCGGTGAGAAGTTACCAGTCAGCAAGGGCGCTGGGCTTACTGCAAAAGGTCGTGCCAAATACAACAGAGAAACCGGCAGCAATTTGAAAGCCCCGCAAAAGAAAGGCGCCAGGCACGATAGTTTTTGTGCCCGCAGTGAAAGTTGGACTGGTGACCGCGGTCTAGCCGCTAGAAAACGTTGGGGTTGCAAATGAAAGCAAAATTACCAGGACTTTATGCTAACATACAGGCTAAAAGAAAACGCATAGCTGCCGGCTCCCCGGAGCGTATGCGTAAGCCCGGCACGCCCGGAGCTCCTACCGCCCGGGCTTTTAAACAAGCTGCTAAAACAGCAAAAAAGAACAAAGGAAAATAAATCGTGTTAGATTTAAGAAATGTAGTTATTAGTAATTTGAATGGCCATTCCGGAATGATGGCACGGTTTGTTAAAATGAAAAGTCTGTTAGATGCCAAATGTGCAGCAAACTTAAGACTTTTAGCAACAAAGAATTCCATTAATAGGAACTCGGATTATCAATACTTAATGTTGCCAGTCAGTGATTCTACTGCGCCAGTAAACGGTATTGATTACATACACCCGGTGGTCAAGCCCATTGTTGATTATGCAACTGCTGTGATTACCAAAGGCATTGCACAAAACGGTGAAATTAATTTTGAATTCGTGGCTGATAACAGTGCAGATGAAGTTGCTGCCCGTCAAGCCACTAACATGGTTCATAAACTAATTAATCAAAACAACGATCCACACTTTATCTTACAACACTGGGTCATGGACGCTTGCTTGCACAAAAATGGCGAAATGATGATCAGCCCCATGCGTGAAAGTTTTGTGCGTTATGTGACCACACAGGGCACCATGGATCAATTGCGAGCATTCGAACAACAAGCAGCAGATGGTGGACTAACAGCATTACGCACACAACGTCGTAAAATCAACGTCGACATGGAAACGGTAATGAAAGAATTACCCAGCGAAATGCAAGCAGCCGCAGAACAAAAAAGTCAAATTGGTTTACAAGTAACCATCGATGAGTTAGACACTGAAGTTAGCGCAGAAGCTGTGGGACCATTGGCAGCACAGTCAGCGCCCATGGGTCTAGACGAAGCAGATCAATTGTTAAGCGATGCTATCACACGCAACACAATCTACGAAGCCAAATATAAGTTAACTGGTTATAACTTAAACGTTAAATTCCGTCCTATCGCACAACATTACTTTATGTGCGATCCCACAGTGATCGACATTCAAGAACAACCTTTCTGCGGATTCTACAAGCCAATGAGCATACAAGAAGCCACAGAATTATATCCTGACATCGATCTAGAACAGTTTAAAGTCTATGCTGAATACAGCAACGTGGGCAGTTATCAAGCTGGTTCATTGTTAAACAACTTGGCCATACACGCCCGTGACAGTGTGCCTATCAATGGCTTACCTGCACAGGGCTATTCGGCGCAAGAACCAGAAGCACGTCAAGTCACTGTGCTCACAGTTTATAACCGTTACGACATTGACAACGACGGTGAATTAGAATTAATTGAATTAGTTTACAGTGGTCAATATGTTATCAGTGCCAAAGAAGTAGAATTTATTCCTATTGCCAATATGTGTCCAAAGCCATTGGCACAAAACTTCTATGGTATGGCTGTGGCAGAAAGTGTTGTGCCCATGCAGGAATATATGACTGCTGGACACAGAGCAGAACTACATCTAGGTCTATTACAGGCCACAGCACGTATTGGTGTTAAGCCAGATCGCGTTGACTTCGAAATGATGCAAGACGGCGAAGCTGCTATCTTTATCTTGGACAGCAAGTTCGATCCGGCCAAAGACATATATCCAATGCCTGCGCCCAGCGGAGACATTCGTTTCATTGACCAAGCTATTAATCGCATACAACAAGACAGCATGGCCATGGTAGGTATGACCACTCCCAGTGATGTGTTCAATCCGGAAGTCATGAGTCCCGGCAACAGTGGTGCCAAATTACAACTTGCACTGACTCCTAACCAAATTATACAAGACAACACAGTTAAGAACTGTGCCGAAGGATTGAAAGATGCTATTTGGTTAATTTGGAGAACATTGATTGCTTTTGGAGATGACTACGGTGTGCGTAAACTAGCAGCAGAATTCCATCCAGAAGGCAAACCTGAATTCATGGACTTCGAACGTTTCGATGCTATGAATTTCAACGAA